ACAAATGGGTAGACGAAGAAGAGGAGAATACGACAGTGGAGTTCCTCGAATTAAAATACCTTCACCGTCACCATAAAATTAAGGAGATAAAATGGCTATAACAACTAACGCAATATGTAATTCTTTTAAAAAAGAATTATTAGAGGCGACTCATAACTTTAGTAACCCAGGCGGTAATTCATTCAAATTAGCAATGTATACTAACTCGGCAGCTTTAGGAAAATCGACAACATCATTCACAACAGGTGGACAAGTTTCATCACCTTCAGGTTATACATCTGGTGGAAAAGCATTGGTAAACGCAGGAACATCTATAGCTACAAACACAGCTATAACAGATTTTGCTGACTTATCATTTACGGGTGTAACTTTAACAGCTAGAGGTGCATTAATTTATAATGACACTAATGGCGATAAAGCTGTTGCTGTATTAGATTTTGGCGGAGACAAAACTGCAACATCTGGAACGTTTACTATACAGTTTCCAGCATTTACAACGAGCGCAGCTATATTAAGAATCGCATAATAAAAGGAACTCGATGCTATGGCAGAATTTACTTATACTGTAACCGTAGCATCGGGAAACCTTTACGGTGGAGGCACTGGCAACGTTTTTTATTTAAATGGTGCTAGAAATTCTACTGGCCCAGGCACAGTAAGTTGGGTTGAAGGTGGAACATTAAGATTTGATCAAAGTGATTCTTCAAATAATGGCCACCCTTTAATTTTTTCTACAACAACTAGTCGAGACCAATATCTCACATCAGGTGTAACTTACTATCTAGATGGTGCATCTAATTATGCTAATTATACTAACACCACTACGTTTAACGCAGCGTCTACAAGATATGTAGAAGTAACACCGTCATCACAAACTGATTTTTTTTATTTATGTTATGTTCATGGCATTGGCATGGGAGGTATTTTTGATATTACCTCAACAACCTGGGGAGCATTAACTTGGGGTGAAGGTGTTTGGGGTGAACAAGGAAATATATCTGTATCTTTAACGGGCTTATCACTGTCTTCAAGTATTGGTAGTTTAAGCTCTGTAACAGGTGGAGCTGACATATCTCCATCAGGTCAAGCTTTATCTGTAACTAACGCGGGTGCTGTCGGTGGAACTTCTGCAAACGTAAATGTTTCAGGTTCATCTGCCTCTATAGGTGTTGGACAAATTATTTCTGGTATTGGTTCAGTCGTAACGGGTCAAAGTTTAAGCACTTCAATTGGTGCAGTGACAATTGAAGAGTCAGGATTAACAGGAGCAGGTTGGGGAAGATTAACTTGGGGTAACTTAGTTTGGGGTGGAGCTTTCTCTGCTCAAGCCGCAGGTCAAAGTTTAACAACTTCAATAGCCTCTGTTTCAGCAACAGCAGATGTAAGTGTATCCGTGAGTGGTTTTGATTTATTAACTATTACACAAGGCCTTGCATCTTTAGAAATTGAAGGAAACGTAATCATATTTGCATCTGAAGATCAGTTAGATACTTCTGTAGGTTCAACATCAATAACAGGTATAGCTAACGTTTCTGTTTCAGGTAATTCAGCAACAACAAGTGTAGGACAAGTGGTTCCCGAGCCTAAGTTTGTTCAGGAAGTAACAGGAATTGCTATGACTTCTTCTTTAGGAAGTATTTCATTAGAACAAACTACTGTGCAGACCCTAACAGGACAAGCAGCCACAATATCTTTAGGAACGGTAGATGCAGTTGCAGTGTATCCAGTAACAACTGCTGGATTATTAACAGGCGCAGTAGGCTCAGTTTCAATCACTGGGACTGCAAATATACCACTAACTGGTATAGGGTTGACAGCTAATATTGGAAACGCTAATGTTACAGCATGGTCTGAGATTGACCCTGGGGTAAACAATGTTTGGACCGAGGTTGATAAAGCAGCTTAATTTTGTTAATATAGGAAAAATATGGCATCAAGTTATTCTACAGATTTAAAACTAGAATTAATGGTAACTGGCGAAAATGCTGGTACATGGGGTGATAAAACTAATACAAACTTAAATTTAGTTCAACAAGCAATTGCTGGCTTTGAGCAAGTTACATTATCAAGTGGTGGAACTTTAGCACTAGTAATGTCAGACGGTGCTTTATCAAATGCAAGAAATTTAGTAATTAAATTTGCCACTGCATCTATTGCAGCAAGCACAGTGTGTACTATACCTGATAGTATTGAAAAATTTTATATCTTCGATTGTACAGGACTAACAAATCCATCGAACCTTACAATCAAAACTGCATCGGGAACTGGATTTTCTCCTGACAGAGCAGCTATTTTTGCAGCATATGCTGATGGAACAAATCTAAAAGAAGTTTCATTAGATACTTTAGGAGGCACTATTGGAACAGCGCAAGTAGCTGATGATGCCATTACCGCTGCAAAAATTTCTAACAATGCTGTGGTGACAGCTGGTATTTTACAATCAAATGTTACTCAAAATAAATTAGCAACAAACGCAGTAGGAACTACACAAATTTTACAATCAAATGTAACTTTAACTAAAATGGCAGCAAATTCTGTTGGACCAAATCAATTACAATCAACTGCTGTAACAGCTGGAACTTATACAACTGCAAATATTACTGTGGATGAGGACGGAAGATTAACAGCAGCAGCTTCAGGAGTTGCTGGAGGAAAACTTTTCATAGAAACTCTTGCAAGAGGTGGACCTGCTACAGGAACTTTCACTGCACAGCCAGGAACAACTAAAATTATGGTTTACGCTATGGGAGGCGGCGGCGGTGGATCAAACTATGGTCAGCCAGGAAAAGCTCCTGGAGGATTTGGTGCATATGGAGTTTATGCTGCACCAGTCAGTCAACCTTTTTCAGTTCCTTTCACTGTTGGAGGTGGTGGAAACACAAATCCGAGTGGAACGGGAGGAGGCGGAGGCACAACTTCGTTTGGCTCTCCAGTAACTTTCAGTGCTGGTGGCGGATCAGGTGGAACAGTGGGTTATAGTCCAAGACCCCCAGGAACAACAGGAACTCTTACAAATGCTACATTTAATTTATCAGAAAACACTGTGGCTTCTCCTAATAAAGCTTACATTCCAGTTTGGGGTGTAGATTATTTTGATGAACCTAACGTAACAAGTTTTCATAAAGTTCTTGGTAACTATGGACAACAAGGTGGTGGCTCAGCCCCAGATGCATCTTGTGGATTTATTAGATTTTACGAGGATTTAGCTTAGGAGATTTATGGCATTAATAGTTTTACATGAAAGCAAAGATAGTGTTGTAAAAGTTGCAGACAACCAAGAAGAAGCAATTTTTTTACTTCCAAATTTAGAGCATTATCAAAGCTTAGGTTTAGTTCATGAAATAACAGCGGATGAAAAAGAAGGTATCATAAAAGGAACTAAAAGATTTGATGTAATGGAAAATGATGCACCTGTTATTATTGATGTGCAAAGTTACGTATCTATTCCAGATGCAGCTTTGATGTCTGAAATTATCCAAAAGCATATTAAAAAACATAAAGATCTTTTACAAGTAGATAGAGTAAAAGCAGATGCTAATTATAAACAAAAAGTAGAAAATAATATGTCTTTATTAGAGGCATTAGATCCTAATACTTTCGCATACCCAATAACCTTACCTGAAAAATTTTTATTAGAAAACCACGTGCCTAATTTAATAACTGGTTTACAATATCCATAATATATTATATACAAGCGAAGTATGAACTTGATACCGTTTGTAGAAATTACAGATAAAGCTATCCCTTTACCCTTATTGAGTAACTTCTTAAAAATTTATTCAGATAAAAAAGAAATGTCATTTGGTCTAGTTGGAGGTCAAGTCGAATGCATGGAGGATTTGAATATAAGAAAAGTTTTGACATACAACTTTAGTAATATGACTAAATCTTTAACTGACGTTCATTGGTCAAATTTATTTACATTTTTTATACAAAAATGCATAAGAGATTTTTATCAAAAGCATAAATTAGATATTGGTAATTTAGATATTGGTAAGGGTTTAGTGAATGAACTACAACTACTAAAATATAGAGAGGGTTATTTTTATAATTATCATGTAGATGGCACAGCAATGCTTAGAAACTTAAGTTGTATTATTTTTTTAAATGATGATTATGAGGGCGGTGAGTTATGTTTCTATGATGTTTTTAACAAAAAAGAGGTTACTATCAAAGCAAAAGCTGGCAGATTAATATTATGGCCTAGTAATTTTTTATATCCCCATAAAGTAAATAAAGTTTCTAAAGGATTGAGATTTACAATGGTTTCTTGGATAGTTTAATTATGGAAAAATATAAATTAATTAAAAATTTTTTAACTAAAGAGGAACAAAAATTGTTGAGTATTTATTGTGATATTACACATAGACATAACTTTAATAATTTTGATGGAACTAATAATGTTATGGATACCTCTTTCTACGGAGACTATATAATGGAGTCTTTAATGATAAACAAGAAAAAAAATATGGAAGAACACTTAAATTTAAAACTATTACCCACATATTCTTTTTGGAGACTTTACACACAAGGTTCTACCTTACCTGAGCATAAAGACAGACCCTCGTGTGAATATAGTGTTACCGTACAAATAAGTCATGATAAAAAAAATGATTGGCCCATCTTTATGGATGGGAATAAAATTATTTTAGAAGATGGAGATGCTGTAGTTTATAAAGGATGTGATGTAAAACATTCTAGAGAGGATCTTAAAGGTGATTGGCATGCTCAAGTTTTTTTACACTATGTTAATGAAAACGGACCAAATGCGGAATGGGCTTTAGACAAACGCAGATTTTGGGGTTTACAAAGAGGATGATAATAAAACAAGATAAAAAAGATGGGTCAGCCGAAATAATCTTCTCTTGGAAAGAAATTTGGATACTTATTAAAAAACAAAAATTAAATTTATCTCCAGAGTCTTTTAAAGATCTAACTAATACACTTTTTCATATTGTTGCTCAATTCAACGACAATTTTAAAGAGGATCTTCAAGGTAAGATGACACAGGAAAATGATGAAATAAAGAGTGAATAAAAATTTTCATTTTTTTTGTGCTATACCAAGATCAGGTTCTACTTTGTTATCAAGTTTAATTAATCAGAGTAATCAAATAAAAGTTTCTCCTAATAGTATATTACCTGACACGTTACATAAATTAACATTGTTAAAGACTAATAGTATTTTTTTAAATTTTCCTTATCATACTGGCATAGATAATATGATTTCAAATTCTTTTAAAAATTATTATAGTAATATAAATGTCAAAAACATATTAGACAAAGCTCCGTGGGGAACACCTTTTAATTTAGAAATGCTTAAAAGTATTTTTGAAGATAGAAAATTCTTAGTTTTAGTGCGTCCTGTTTTAGAATGTTTAGCCTCATTTGTTAAAATAGAGCAGCCTCAAAATATTGAAGAGAGGTGTAATCAATTAATGAGTAAAGAAGGAATTATTGGAAAAAATATTTGGTCTATTAATAACTTAGTAAATCAAAATGAAAATTACATAAAGATAACCTATGATGATCTTATTGCAGATACAAAAAATCAAATAAACAAAATTTGTGATTTTTTAAACATCAATCGTTTTGATTTAAATATTGATCAAATATCAGAATACAACTTTGATAATGTAAATTATGAGGATAATGTTGTTAAAAATTTACATAAAATAAGGTTGAATGAAATTAAAAAAAATGATTATAAGATTGAAAAATATTTAAGTAATAAAATTATAAGTAAATATAAAGATATTAATATATGAGAGTATTAGTTTTTGGACTTCCAGGATCAGGTAAAACAACATTTGCAAGGCAGCTTTCTGCGGGTCATGCTTATTTTAACGCTGATGAGGTTAGGAAGATGTTTAATGATTGGGATTTTTCTCCAGAGGGACGAACAAGACAAGCACAGAGAATGGGCTGTTTATCTTCTTTAGTAGATGGTCATTCTATTGTAGATTTTATTTGTCCTTTTGATGAGGACAGACATGAGTATGATGTAAAGGTTTGGATGAATACAATTGAAAAAGGTAGATTTGACGATACAAATCAAATGTTCGAAAAACCTAATCACTGCACTTTTGATATAAAAGACTTTAATTACGACAATGTTCTTAAAGAAATACAAGCTAAATTACTAATCAAGTAATCTATATTTCACAAATCTAAAATGATATAATACGGACATGCCATTAGCAAAAGTAATGATAGCACCAGGATTTGATAAGCAATCTACACCCTCAGATGCAGAGGGAAGATTTGTAGATGGTGATAATGTTAGATTTAGATATGGAGAACCAGAAAAAATTGGTGGATGGGAAGCGTTAGTTAATGATAAATTAGTAGGTGCAGCTAGAGGACAACATGTATGGGCCAGCACCGATGGTAAAAGATACGCAGCAATAGGCACTGATAAAGTTTTAGTAATTTACTTTGGTGGAGCCTTTTACGATATTACACCTTTAGATACAGATAATTTTTCTACTGGAGCAAATATATCAACGAGCAACGGATCACCTACAGTAACCATAACAACGTCAGCTGCTCATAATTTAGCTGTTGGGGATATTATAACCTTTGCTAATGCTGGATCTTTCACTTCAGCGAACACAGTTTTTACCGCGGCAGATTTTGATGATAAACTTTTTGAAGTTAAAAGCACTCCTTCATTAACAACCTTTACAATCACAATGACATCTAACGAATCAAAGTCTGGTGTTACTAACAATGGAACTTTAGATGTTAGACCTTATGTTACTGTTGGCCCATTAACGCAGTCTGCTGGTTATGGGTGGGGAACATATTTATGGGGTGGTAGAACTGTTGGCTCTACAACCACAACAATCAACAACGGCGGAGCAATGTTAATAGGTGCTTCATCTGTTGTATTAACAAGCACAGCTAGTTTACCGCTAACTAACGGTAAACTTAGAATTGGTTCTGAAGACATGAGTTACACGACTAATACAACTGGAACAAACACTATTAGCGGAATAACTCGTGGCATAAACGGGACTTCTCCCGCAGAGCATGCAAACGGTTCAACGGTTACAGACATTACAGATTTTGTAGGTTGGGGAGACGCATCTGCAACGAGCACTGTAACTATCGATCCCGCTAATTGGTCATTGGATAATTTTGGTAATAAACTTATTGCAACTGTACACAATGGAGAAACATTTACTTGGGATGCTTCCTTGACAAACGCTTTACAGACTAGAGCAACTATTGGAACAGGTATGCCAACAAAATCTGTAATGACAATCGTTTCTGACAGAGATAGACACTTATTTCATTTAGGGACAGAAACAACAATTGGTACTGCGAGCACGCAAGACAAAATGTTTATTAGGTTTTCTGATCAAGAAAGTTTAAGTGATTATGCACCTACGTCAACGAACACCGCTGGAACATTTAGATTAGATGATGGCACTGAAATAATCGGAGCTTTTAAAGGTAAAGATTATATTTTAGTCTTAACAGATACGGCTGCTTATGAAATGCAATTTGTTGGACCACCTTTTACTTTTTCAATTAGAAAAGTTGGATCTAATAATGGATTATTAGGACAACACGCGGGAGTGTTTGCAAACGGAGCTGTATTTTGGATGGGTAAAACAGGTGGTTTTTATGTCTATGATGGCACCGTAAAATCATTACCATGTTTAGTCGAGGATTTTGTTTTTACGACCGATGGTAATAACCCTGGTATAAATTACGATTCAGGTAAAATTGTTTTTGGTGGAATTAATGAATTATATTCTGAAATTAATTGGTTTTATCCAACAGCGGGCAATACAGCAATAGATAGAGTCGTAACTTATAATTACGCAGAGAATGTTTGGACCACTGGAACTTTAGATAGAACCACGTGGATGGGATCTACAGTTTTTGAAGTGCCGTATGCAACAGATTTTGAAGCCTCAGATACACCAACTTTTCCAGTTGTAAGTGGAGTATCTAATGGTGCAACAATTTATTATGCACATGAAGTAGGAGTAAACCAAGCTAACGCTGATGGAACAAGCACAGCTATACCCGCATTTATTAAATCAGGTGAGTTTGATTTGAATGGTAGACAAGGCGTTCCAGGTGATGGTGAATTTTTAATGAGTGTAAGAAGATTTATGCCTGATTTTAAACGTATAAGTGGTAATGCGAAAGTTACACTATTTTTAAACGCATTTCCGCAAGGATCTACTGCAGCCTCAAGTCCTCTAGGTCCATTTACTGTTTCATCATCCACAACTAAGGTGGATACAAGAGCTAGAGCTAGATTAGCTGCTGTTCAAATTGAATGCACTGAAGTTGATGAAAGTTGGAGATATGGAACTTTTAGATTTGACGTAAGACCAGATGGTAGAAGATAATGGCTAAAATTACAATACAAATACCTGAGCCTAAAAACAATTATTCACAAGAAGATCAAAGACAAATATTACAAGCTTTTAGAACTTTACAATCTCAATTGAATTTTTCTTATGAGAATGATATAAAAAATGACCTAAATGCTTTTAACTATTTTTTATCATGACAATACAATATAAAAATCAAGGATATAAACAATCAGGAACAGGTAAGACAACTGTTCTTACATGTCCAACAGATGCAACTATTATTGTTAAATCTGTATATTGTGCTAATAATGATGCTTCATCTGCTATCTTAGTTCAAATGAATTTAGTAGATTCTTCTGACTCAAGTGCAGAGTACGAATTTTTTAGGGATGACGTTGCAGCTAAAACACAAATAAATGCAACGCCAGAGGGTTTAAATCTTGAAGCTGGCGATGCTATTACAGTGCAAGCAGCCACAGGCAGTAATAAAATACAAGGTGCTATTAGTTATGCACTGATTGATAGATCACAACAAAATGGTTGAGATAGATAACCATTTATCAAAAGATATCTGTAATTATTTAATATCTTACTTTAATCAAAACAAAGATAAATCTGAAATTTACAATGGAAGAAAATTAATTAAAATTACTAATCTAAATAATGACGTTGTTGTTGAAAAAATAGTATCACAATATTCTAAATATTATCCAAATCATTATTTAAAAAACATGGAGTTAATTTTTTGGCCTGTCGGAGAATATCACAACTGGCACGATGACACTATTTATTACGATAAAACCACTATTACTTATCTCAACGATGACTATGTCGGAGGAAGAACTCAAGTTGAAAATTACGAAGTAGAGCCGCAGACAGGTAAAATAATTTTATTTGATGCAAACAAAAAACATAAAGTGTCTAAGTTGCTGAAAGGCGAGAGATACGTTATATTAGCTTGGTATAACTCATGTCAAAGAAAGTAAATAAATTATAAAATGGGTAAGAAAAAACCACTCTTTGGTGTAAACACATATATAAAACGCACTCCAAAAAAAAGACCTGGTCGTCATAAAAAGAAATATAGTAAACGCATACCTAGACGTAAACCTTATCGTGGACAAGGGCGTTAAATTAGTATACTAAACGATTATGGCTGTTTATCAAAAAATTAAATGTGAGACTAAAACTATTTATAGAAGTATTAGCACAGGTAAAAAATATGAGACAGAGGAGGCTTTTTTAAAACAACATCCAAAAGAAGATTTAGCTACTGATGTTGAAGTGTTAGTTCCAGATCTTCCTATGTTTAGTAAAACACAAAAATGAAAGATCTAAAATACTTACAAATTTATAACGAGTATTTACCACTCAATATTTTTAAAAAAATATCTGATTTAGCATATAAAGCGAAAGAAGATATGAATGTTGATTTAACAGGTAACATTGAAAGAGAATATATTCTTCGTGCTGAAGAAGATCCCGAAATAAATGAATACCTCATGCAAATAAGTAATAATAAATTATTTGCTGACTACCATCATTACCTTTCACAATTATTTGCCAGTCGTAAGTGTAAACCTGTTTTAGCTAAAACCTGGGTAAACTTTCAGCAGAAAAATGAATTCAATCCTTTACATACACATGATGGTATTTTTAGTTTTGTAATTTTTGTAAAAATTCCATACGATTGTGAAGACTATAAAACCAAGTTTCCTAAAACTAAACCTGAGAATATAAAGGTAGGTATGTTAAGTTTTCAACACATTGACCCATGGGTTGGTCGTCCAATGTCGGTTGATATATCATTAAACCCAAAATACGAGGGTGGTATATATTTTTTTAAAGCAAAACACGTTCATCAAGTTTACCCTTTTTACGACACTGATGAATATAGAGTAACTGTGTCAGGTAATATACACTTATTATGAATCCATTAGGCGGAACAGAATTACAGCACAATTTTTTAAAAAAATACGTTGCGAAAGAATTACTGGATAAGTTTCAAATTTGTACATCTGTGCCAGGTAAAGTTCCCTTATCTGAAGATAAGATAAATATTCTTTGGCAAAAGATGGCACCTGATCAACCACATTTTCAAGAATTTTTTAAAGACGAAAATAAAATTGACCAATATGATTTTTATGTATTTAATAGTCATTGGAATTATGAGCAGTTTAGAAAAACTTTTTCTTTACCTGAGCATCGTTGCACCGTCATAAAAAACGGTATACCAGATATAAAAAAAAGAGATCCTGAACCTAGAAGAGATAAAATAAAATTAATATATCACCCTACACCATGGAGAGGTCTGTCTGTTTTATTAGGGGCAATGCAACTTGTACATAATCCTAATGTAATATTAGATGTTTATAGTAGCACTGAAGTTTATGGAGATGATTTTAAAAAAGAAAACGATCACATTTATAAAGATTTATATGAGCAAGCTAAAAAATTACCTAATGTAAATTATATAGGCTACAAGCCTAATGATTATATATTAGAAAACCTACATACCTATGATGCTTTTGTTTATCCCAATATCTGGGAAGAAACATTTTGTATCTCTGCTTTGGAATCATTAGCATGTGGTTTGTATGTAGCAACAACGGACAACGGAGCACTATACGAAACGTGCACAGAGTTTCCAATATATATCCCTTATGATAAAAATTGGGAAAACCTAGCAAAACAATTTGCTGCTGTCATAGACGGTATAGCAGGTCAAATTAACACTGAAGGTTGTAGAAATCATTTAAAATTTCAACAGAATTTTTTTAATCATTTTTACAACTGGAAAACTATAGCTGGTCATTGGACTGGCTTTTTACAAGGAGCGTTACAAAATGTTAAAAGCACTAAGAAAAAGATATGAAGCACAAGTTGCTGAGTCTCAAGAGACAATCAATATTTACCTTAAAAGTCCTGTAGGTATTGGTGAACATCCACAACATCTTGATGAAGTGGATAAATTATTACAAAAGATAGTAGATGCAGAGGATAAAATTAAACTTATAGATAGATGGGTGAACTAATGCAAGATCCAAGTAAACCAATTTGGTTTAACATAAAAAATAAAACACTTGAGAAAAAAAATAAACCAAAGAAGTTTTCTATATTTGTAGCAACCCCATGTCATAGTGAAGTGTCTTTGCATTATTTTCAGGCATGTTTAGAGTTTCAAAAACATTGCATGAAAAACGATGTTCTAGTCTGTTTTCAAGTCATGAAGTCATCACTAGTAACACAAGGTAGAAACCTTTGTGTTTCAAGTTTTATGGAAAGTGGCAGCACACATTTATTATTTATAGACTCTGATATTGATTTTAAGTCAGAGTCTATTTTTAAAATGTTAGCGGCAAAAAAAGATGTAATATCCGTGCCTTATCCTTTAAAGACACTCAACTGGGAGAAAGCTTGGAAGAAGATACAAGAGGGTAAAATAAAGAATGTGAATGATTTACAGTATAAAGCTTTGTATCAATACCCTATGAAGTTACCTAATGAAAAAGATATTAGGATAGAAAATGGAGTTATTGAGGTAACACATTCACCAACAGGGTGTATGTTAATTAAAAGAGAAGTAATAGAGAAAATGATTAAAGCTTATCCTGAGAAAGAAATTATTCAGAAGACTATAATTAACGGTTCTCTAATTAATAGACCTTTTTTTTATAACCTTTTTGATACTGATTTTGATCCTGTAAGTAAAACTTATTTAGGAGAGGACTTTGCCTTTTGTAAAAGATGGAGAGATATAGGGGGTAAATGTCATGCACTTATCACTGAAAAAATTAGTCATGTCGGAGAACATCAATATAAATCTGCTTTTATCGATGAGTTGTCAAACCTCTCTTAAAATGGTAATATTTGCTAATTAGCTAATTTTAAGGAACACATAATATATGTTACAATTTTTACCCTATGCACTAGCCGCCTACGGAGGATATAAAGGTTATAGAGCATCAAAAGACGCTGGCGGTTCAGGACTTCAAAGATTATTAGCAGCGGGTACAGGAGCCGCAGCTGGTTACTATGGTGGTAAAGGAGTTTTAAGTGGAGGATCAGCTTTAAATATCCCTGGTTTTGCTGGAGCCCAACAATCTTTTGTACCTATCACAACTGCTCTTGGTGGAACATCAGTTGGTCAAGCATTTGGGATGGGACCACAATTAGAAAATATAGTAGCACCTGGACAAACAGTTCTTAATCCTGCTGGACAAAGATCAGTTGGACTAGCACCTATGCAATCAATTCTTAATCCTGCTGGAGCAAGATCAGTTGTATCAGCATCAAACAATACATTAAGTAAAGAACCTGGAGGCCTCAGAAGTATATTTGATACAGCTTTTAGAAGACCAAAAACGATGATTGATAAAGATACAGGTATTGAAAGAGTTGTTACTATGCCCGATGGTAAAACACCAGTCATGGAGTTTAGCCCAGGTAAAGTAGCCTCTGCGATTGGTTTAACAACTCTAGCTTCAGGTGCCTTTGAACCAAAACCTGTAGATGTTTTTACTCCAACTTATAATTTAGCGGTAGCAGAATTACAAAAAAAGAGAGGTGGTTTTAAATACATAGACCCTGTTTCAGGAGAGGAAAAAACATTTGAACAACCATTTATACCTGAAGCAGATAGAGATCCACAATTTACAATGGGTCCTTACGAATTAGCTTATAATAGATTTAATAAAGGCGGTTTAGCTGACATAAAAAAATTTAATGAGGGTGGTATTAATTATTTACCAAGTAAAGTAAGTCATGATGAAAACGATATTAATAATTATGTAAGAGCAAAAGGTTATGTTGAAGATGGGTCAGGAACGGGAGATAAAGACGAGGATACAATGTTAGCTCAATTAGCAGACGGTGAGTTTGTAACAAGAGCAGATGGAGTATTAGGTGCTGGTATCATAGCGGGCGGTAACCCCAATAGTATAAGCGATATGAGAAAAAAAGGTGCACAATACTTCTATGAACAACAAAGACGATACAAAAGAGTCTTTGATTTATTAAAAGGAAGTAGAGATGCAAAAGCCAAAGCCAATTAAACCCGACATTTCAGTTCTATCAGTAGAGCCAAAATATATTGATAAGTTTTGGCCTTTATGTGATTTTATGATAGCCGAAGCACTTAAATATTCAGGTGGTTTTGCAGAAAGTAAAGACATAAAAGATTTATTAAAAAAAGATGAAGCTCAAATGTTTTTAGTATTTGGAAGTGATGAAGAAGAATTAAATCAAGTATTCGGTTTATTTGTTACTAGAATAGCTGCTCTACCTAATTATTCTCAACTTGAAGCTATCATATGTACTGGTAGAAAAAGACACCTTTGGGAAGACAAGCTAGTGAATACTGTTACTAAGTTTGCTAAACTCAACGGATGTAAAAAATTAAGTTTTTGGGTTAGACCTGGCTGGTCAAGAGTTTCTAAAAAATGGGGTTGGAAACCTAAACATGTTCAAATGGAGAGGGATGTATAATGGGTTCTATTGTAAGTAGTATTTTTGGGGGAGGCGGAAGCAGAAGTGCGCCTACACCATCAGGTGGAGGTAATCAGTTTACACAGTCTGTTATAAGAGAAGCTCCAGGTATTGAAGAAAGAAAAATTGAATTGATGGACTTAGCTAGAGGGGTAGCTGGTCAACCTGTAAAAATTCCTGATATACAAGTTGCACCTTTTGGAACTTTAGAACAACAAGCATTAACTGCTGCGGGCACTACAGGAGTAGGTGCTCCAACAGTAACATCTGGCATAGGACAGCTTTTAGCTGCACAAACTCCAAATATAAATCAATTTTTTAATCCCTATCAATCTTTTGTTGTAGATGAAATAAATAGACAAGCAGCACAAGCACAAAATAGATTAGCCGCACAAGCTATTAGCGGGGGAGCCTTTGGTGGTGGTAGAGAAGGAGTTGCACAAGCAGAATTAGAAAGAGCAAGATTAGCTAATGTAGGTCAGGCACAAGCTAGAGGTTTTGATACAGCTTTAACTGCAGCACAACAACAACAAAGAACCTTAGGTGATATCGGTGCACAACTTGCAAACGTTGGTGCTCAACAACAAACTATGGCACAAAGTGATATTCAACAATTATTAAATGCTGGTGGTTTACAAAGACAACTTGCTCAACAAACTTTAGACGCTGCGAGACAATCACAATTACAACAAGCATTTGAACCTTTCCAAAGAGCAGAATTTTTATCTAATATTTATGCTGCTGGACCAAAAACTACAAGCTCGGTAACTGCTGCTACTCAACCTGTAACAAGTCCATTATCACAATCAATAGGTACAGGTTTAGCTGCATTCCAAGCATTTCAAGGAGCACGAGGGAGAGCATAATGAATGAAGTTTTAATGAGACCTCTTTTTAGAAGAAAATATCTTGAAAGATTAAAAAAATTAAATAGTTTTAATAAAGGTGGACTAGCATCTATACAAAAATTTAATCAAGGTGGGTTATCTGAAGCTGAAAGAAGAAATATAACTTTAGCGCCTTTTACAGCAGCACTTTTAAGTGGTCAAAGAAGACCTGGTGAATCAGAGTTTTCTGCAGTTGCTAGAGCTTTAGGTAAAGGTGTTGCAACCATACCTGAAACAAAAAAAACAATTGCTGCTATTGAGCAATCTATGAGACCTGAAGATCAATTTAAAATTATGACAAAAGCAGAAATTGCAGCAGCAAACGCTGAGGGTGCAAACTTAAACCCACAAGGGACCTATCAGAGAAATTTAAGCACGGGTGAAATTAAAGATATTACAAAAAGACAATTGTTTGCAGATCCATTTTTAACTGCAAGAGCTGGTGAAGATGCAAAACAATATGGTTCTGTAATACAAGCTGGTGTAACCGCTCAAGAAAAAGCAAATACATTTCAAATTTTAGATGCTTTAGCTAATAACCCTGATTTAACTTTAGGTCAGTTTGGAGGTCTTACAAAATCTATCGAAAATTTTGCTGAAGGTTTAGGATTTACTACAGGTATTACTGATTTAGCAGCTGCAGATGTTTTACAAAGATTTGCGGGTCAAAAAGTATTAGCAGATTTAGGTCAATTAAAAGGTGCTTTATCTGAGAAAGAATTGGCTTTTATTCAAAGCTTGAATGTTGGATTAGATACACCTAGAGAATCTTTACTTTTAATTGTTGATCTTTATAAAAAAGCAAATCAAAAAGCTATAGATAAAGCTAGATTATATAGGGAGCATGTTGCAGAAACTGGAAATCCAAATAAACCTGATAAACAAGGTTTAACTTTATATCAAAAAGAAGCAAAACTTATGGAGCAAACTTTTATAACACCTGAAGTTGAAGAAAGATTAAAAGGACTTAAAAAAGATTTTAAAGCTACAGATAAAGGTTTTGAAAGAAAAAGAATTGTTGCTGACGAAAACAATTTACAAGATATACAAAAAAAATTCCCTGATGCAAAAGTTGGCGATAAATTTGAAATTAGAGGAGAGACTTTAGTTCAAGTCTTAAACTAATGAGTGATAAAGATTTAATTAAAAAACTTTTAGATTTAGATAAAGTAAAAGATGTTGGTGTAGCTGGAACACTGGAATCTGAGGCTGCATTAGAGGAGAGCGAGGCACCCGATAAAGATAATATTTTTGATTCTGTATCTGATATTTTTACAGGTACAAAAAGAACAGAGTACGCAGCGATGCCTGAAATAGGATCGGCTGATGTGGGTTCGTTAGGTCAAAATATTAAAGTAGCTGGTGGTTTACTGTTAACTCCTAATCAAAAATCTCAAGCTGAAATTATACAAGCAGCTGTGCCTGGGTCGGCTATAAGAGAAGATAAATACGGTAATGTTATTGTTAACATGCCTGACGGCAAAAATTATTATTTAAATAAACCAGGTGCATCTTTGCAAGATGTATTACAAACAACATCACAAATTTT